CTTATGTTTACGGTGGTAATGAGTGGATGACTAGCTACAATACCGGAACTGCTGTACAGCCTTTTCAAGTAATTTTTTCTGGCGAAGGCGTATTAGCAAGAAACGGTATCTATGCAAATGTTACAAACATAACGTACCAAACTGTTCAATATGGCTAAGAAAAAAGGCCCTTCTTTAGCAATAGGTCGTGGTGAAAAACTTCCTGTATCTAAGGGGGCTGGGTTAACTGCCAAAGGTAGAGCAAAGTACAACGCAGCTACAGGAAGCAATTTAAAAGCCCCACAGCCTGAAGGTGGAGCTAGGAAGAAGTCGTTCTGCGCCCGTATGTCTGGTATGCCTGGCCCAATGAAAGATGAGAAGGGTAAACCTACTCGTAAAGCGGCTAGTTTAGCCAGATGGAAATGTTGAAATGAGTACCATTGATGCAATAGAAACTGCTAGGGAACTAGCAACTCACGCTAGTAATATCCAACACCTACAGGAAGATATGGATAAAATGGTTTCAGAAATGGCTGAAATTAAATTAGCTATTCAGTCTATTCAAAAAACTTTAGCAGAAGCTCATGGTGGTTGGAGAATGTTAATTGGCGTTGGTGGTGCTTTTGCCCTTATTGGTGGAGCATTTGGTTGGTTCTTAGAAAAAATGGTTAAATAATGCCTTCTACATCTAAAAAACAGCACAATTTTATGGCAGCTATTGCTCATTCAAAAGAATTTGCTAAAAAAGCAGGTGTTCCTATGTCAGTTGGTAGAGACTTTATTGATGCTGACAAAGGTAAAAAGTTCCGTAAGGGTGGTTCTACTAACCCTATGGAGTCTAAAATAGCCAATCCAAGAGTGCATCATGGGCAAATCCAAATGCCAAATGCAAGTGTTTCTAAATTTACAGGATTTAAAGAAGGCGGAACTATGAAAGAATCTAAATCAGAAACTAAAAAAGAAATGGCGATGGACAAGAAGCAAGATGTTGCCATGATTAAAAAAGCGTTCAAAGAGCACGATGCTCAAGAACACAAGGGCGGTAAAGGTACAAAAATTACTCTAGCAAAAGGTGGAATGATGAAAGAAACTATGGGGCCACGCACAATGGCTAAAGATGTAGAAGCTGGTTCAAACAAATTGACTAAGTTTGGCGAGTCTGCTGTTCAAAAACGTGGCCATACCAAAGGTATGGAAGAGCGTAATTACAAAAATCTAGGTATTCAGTCTGGCGCTAAAGGTGCTCAAGCAAATACAGAAAATGCAGCTCCTATTAAAATGGCTAAAGGTGGTTCAGCTTCCAGCCGTGCTGATGGAATAGCTTCTAAGGGTAAAACCCGTGGAAAGATGTGCTAAATCATGGCATTTACTGAGACTGGTAAAGAGAAAGAAAAACGGGAAGCCTATTACAAGGCTAACAAGGAAAAAGGTATTCGTGCTGAAAAAGAGCGTGATTACAAAATGTTTGGCACAACCGAACAGAACATTCCTGCCGTAGATACTATGGGCAATGTTACTGGCATGAAGTCTGGTGGATTTGTCCATCACAGCGTTCATGTTAAGAAGCACTCTGCTGGCTTTAAAAACCATGATGAACACATTAAAGCAATGTGCATGGGTGGTAAGGCTAAAAAATGAGAGCCTCTCGTGGAATGGGTGACATAGCCCCATCTAAAATGCCCAGCGGGAAAAGAAAGCCCCGTAGGGATAATACTGACTTCACGCAGTACGCTGAAGGAGGAAAGGTAGGATTGTATGAAAACATTCATAAAAAACGTGCTCGCATCGCTGCAGGATCTAATGAGAAAATGCGAAAGCCTGGTAGTAAAGGCGCTCCAAGTAAAGCCGACTTTATCAAGTCAGCCAAAACAGCCAAGAAAGGCTAATCATGGCAACCAAAAATTGGATAGCGGGAGCAATAAAAAAACCAGGGTCGCTACGAAAAGCGTTGGGAGCAAAAGCAGGACAGCCAATCCCAGCAAAAAAACTAGCAGCAGCAGCCCAAAAGCCAGGAAAACTGGGACAAAGAGCACGTCTCGCTGAGACTCTTAAAGGCATGAAAAAATGAGTACTACAGGGACCACAGCATTTAACTTAGACGTTAATGACCTAATCGAAGAAGCTTTCGAGAGATGTGGCCGTGAGCTTCGTACTGGATATGACTTTAAAACCGCTAGAAGGTCTTTAAACCTGCTTACAATCGAATGGGCTAACAAGGGTATTAACTTGTGGACAGTCGAGCAGGGAATCATTCCTATGGTCACTGGACAGGCTATGTATCCATACCCAGCCGATACCATTGATTTGATGGACATGGTTATTCGCCAGAACAATGGCACATCTAACCAGATGGACATCAATATCAGCCGTATTGCAGAGCCAACTTATATGTCCTTGCCTAATAAGCTGGCGCAAGGCAGACCAATTCAGGTATATATCAACCGCCAATCAGGTCAAGAAAACCTCAGCGATGCGTTAGTAGATGGCAATGTTAGTTCTACAACCACGACTATTGCGCTAACAAGCACCGCTGGAATTACCTCTTCTGGCTTTATTAAGATTGGTACAGAGACAATTAGCTATCCAAACGTTAGTGGAAACCAACTAATTAACTGTGCCCGTGGTCAAAATGGCACTACAGCAGCTTCTCATTTAACTGGTGCAGCGATTACTGTACAGAATTTGCCATGTATTAATGTATGGCCAACACCAAATTCACCTGGAAGTCAGTATTTATTTGTTTATTACAGGCTTCGTAGAATACAAGATGCGGGAACTGGCATATATGTACAGGACATCCCCTTTCGATTTATACCTTGCATGGTTGCAGGGCTGGCGTATCAACTTAGCACTAAGTTACCAGATGTAGATCCAAACAGAATAATGATGTTAAAAGCAGCATATGATGAGTCTTTCCAGTTAGCAGCTGACGAAGATAGAGATAAGTCACCAGTGCGGTTTGTACCAAGAAATATGTTCTATGCATAATACATTTGGGATAATCTATGCCTAATCAATTTGCATCTGGCAAACACGCCATTGCCGAATGTGATCGATGTGCCCAGAGATATAAGCTAAAGGAACTAAAGACACAGACGGTAAAGACAAAACCATTTAAAATAAAGGTATGCCCTACTTGCTGGGACCCTGACCAGCCTCAGTTACAACTGGGTATGTATCCAGTGAATGACCCACAAGCAGTAAGAGATCCAAGGCCTGATGTTAGTTATTTGGCTTCGGGAACAAATGGTTTACAGATTAGTTTAAATGGCGGTACTGGGCCAAATGGTTTAGGTGGCCAAGATATGGGCAGTAGAATTATTCAGTGGGGCTGGAACCCTGTAGGTGGTTCTAGATTTTTTGACAATGCTTTAACGCCAAATGACTTGATAGGTAAGACACAACTTGGTACAGTAACGGTTAGTATAACTTAGGAGCAAATTATGACATTCAGAAAAGCAGCAGACGGAGTAACAAAAACAGGCAAAACTAAGGGTACTAACCTTGGTGATTCAGGCCCGTCCGTAGGAATTGAAAAAGGCCCAAAAAAGGGACCACAGAAACTAGGTAATTCTATGAAGGCTGTTGGTCGTAATATGGCTCGTGCTATGTTGCAAAAATCTGCAGGAAGAGGTCGATAATGGCTACGAATAAGACAGTTAAGGCTACTCCAGGGGGTAAATTCCCACTGGGTCATGCTAAAGAAGCTAAAGACGCAAGCACTTGGACTTATAAGTTTCCCCAAAGTACTGGTACTGATCGGGATATTGGCGTTTATGCACAGCCAAAGCCAAACGATAAAAGCGCAGATATTCAGTACGCTACCAACCCAAATACCATGAGAGCTGATGAGCACACTCCTGGTGGGATGCCAGCTATGACTGTTTCAATCAGCAACAAGACCCGTGGTCCTAAGACCGAAGGTGTTGATATGCGTGGTTATGGCGCTGCAACAAAAGGTATTAAGTCTAGAGGCCCAATGGCATAATGGATTACAACGAACTATTCGCTCAGATTCAGACGTACACGGAAAACATATTTCCAGATACGTATCTTGCTAATGGAAGTGCCGTAACTGCTACAACGCAGATCAATACTTTCATCCAGCAAGCGGAAGAACGCATCTATAATACGGTGCAAATTCCCTCTTTGCGAAGAAACGTTACGGGTACTTGCTCGGCAACAACGCCTTATCTTGGCTGCCCAAATGACTATTTATCAACATTTTCAATGGCAGTTATTGATGCTACTGGCGTATATGAATATTTACTTAACAAAGATGTTAACTATATTCGTCAAGCCTACCCAGATCCAACGGCTAAAGGATTGCCAAAATACTATGCTTTGTTTGGATCACGGCTAAATGATCCTAATGAATTGAGCTTTATTCTAGGCCCATCACCAGATTCTGCATATACTATTGAGCTACATTATTTTTATTACCCAGAATCTATTGTTACCGCTGGCAGCTCGTGGCTTGGTGATAATTACAGTCCTGTTCTCCTTTATGGCTCTTTGGTTGAGGCTTATACCTATATGAAGGGTGAAACAGATATGCTTTTAGCGTACAACACCAAGTACAATGAGGCATTACAGCAGTTGAATCGTTTGGGAACTGGCCTTGAGCGTGGAGACGCTTACAGGGACGGACAAGCAAAAATCAAGGTTAATCCTTAAACTTTTACTAGGAGCAAAAAATGACAATCTCTCAAGGAATGTGCGACAACTTTAAGGTTCAAATCTTAAGTGGTCAGCAAAACTTAATTTCTGGCGCAACTACAACATATAAGATTGCTTTATATACCAGTTCAGCCACTTTAAGCAATGCAACGGCAAACTATACAAGCCTTAATGAAGTATCTAGTTCTGGCTCAAACTATACCGCTGGTGGAAATACACTAACGGTTAGCACAAGCCCAACTAACGATGGCAATATAGCGTATATGTCGTTTGCAAATAGCTCATGGACAAATGCAAACATTACTGCAAATGGCGCTTTAATTTATAACAGTACAGCAAATACCGCTGTTGCATCTTTAGCTTTTGGTGGTGATAAGACTGCTACTAACGGTACTTTTACAGTTATATTCCCTGCTGCCAATTCGACATCTGCTATTATTCGTATAGCATAAGGAGCCTAAAATGGCTTTTGTAATAGCGGATCGGGTCCAAGAGACCTCGACAAGTACTGGTACTGGCACAATTGTGCTGGCTGGAGCTGTAACAGGCTACCAGTCTTTTGCTGTTGTTGGTAATACCAACACTACTTACTACACCATTGCAGACCAAGCTGGTTCAAATTGGGAAGTAGGTATTGGCACGTACTATTCTGGTAACGTATCTTTAGCTCGTACAACCATTCTTGCATCTAGTAATGCCAATGCAGTAGTTAACTTTACTACTGGAATTAAAACGGTATTCATTACTTACCCAGCTGAAAAAGCTGTTTATTCTGATGCAAGCAATATAACCACTATTACAAATTTTGCATCTGCTAACGTATTAATTACTGGCGGTACGATTAATGGTGTAACCATTTCTAATGTGACTTACAGCGGTTTGGGTACGATGTCTACCCAAAATGCCAATGCTGTAGTTATTACTGGCGGTACGATTAATAGCGTTGCCCATACAGGCGGTTCTATTAATAACATGACTATTGGTGCCACAACAGCCAATACGGGCGCTTTTACAAACGTTACAGCTACTTTGTTTATTGGTAATGGTTCCCCTTTAACTAATTTAAATGCTTCTAATATTGCTTCTGGTACTGTAGGAGCTGCTTATGGTGGTACTGGAGTTGCTAACTTAACTGCTGGCTATGTAGTTACTGGAAATAATACTTCGTCTGTTGTATTAATAGCGCCAGGAACCAGTGGAAACGTATTAACTTCAAACGGCACTGCTTGGATTTCAAACGCAGCTTCAGGTGGCGGTGGTGGTAGCACAGGTATTGGCAATAGTTCTATTCTTGCTCTTAATGTTAATATTACAGCTAATGCCACAATAAATGCTGGTGTAAATGGATTCTCTGTTGGTCCCGTCAATACTGCAAACGGTGTTGTAGTAACAATTACATCGGGCCAACGTTGGGTAATTATCTAAAATGTCAACGATCAAGGCTGGGAACTCCGCTACTACCACCTTGTTAACAACCCCTGATACTTCAGGGAATTTGACGTTTTCTGCAGATAACCAGTTAATTACAGTAAACACTACTGGCGCTTTAAATATTCCATCAGGAACTACTGCACAACGCCCCGCTACTGGTGCTACCGGGATGCTTCGCTATAACACGACTACAAGTAAAGAAGAAATTTACATTGATGGGGCTTGGGCCAATTTAACCACAACAGGTTATACCTATACCGCAACTTATCTTATTGTTGCTGGCGGTGGAGGTGGGGGTGGAACTCATGCTGGTGGCGGTGGCGGTGGCGGTTTTTTAAATGGATCCGTAACGCTATCTGGTGGAACTACATACACAGTTCTTGTTGGCGCTGGTGGCGCACTTAATAGTGGTAATGGTGGAAACTCTTCTATTAGCGGTTTAAGTTTAGCCAATGCTGTAGGTGGTGGCGGTGGAGCTTCATTTAGTGGAGCTGCTGGAAACGGTGGCTCTGGAGGTGGTGCTTCAGACTTTGTTGGAACCGCTGGCGGTTCAGGTACGTCTGGTCAAGGCAATAATGGTGGTTCGCAAAGCGGTTCATATGGCGCTCCAAATGCTGGAGCTGGAGGAGGTGGAGCAAATGCTGCTGCTGCTAATACGGTAAATAGTGCAGGTAGTGCGGGTGGTGTTGGAAAAGCTAACCCAATTGTTGGATCAACTGCTGGTCAAAACGTCAGTAGTACTTACTATTTAGCTGGTGGAGGCGGAGGTGGATCTGATAGCGGAGCTGGTTTAGCTGGAGGTAATGGTGGCGGTGGTACAGGAGGTTCTTATGCAGGAACAGGCGTATCAGGAACTGTAAATACAGGTGGTGGTGGCGGTGGTGGTGGCGGTACAGGAGGCGCTGGCGGATCTGGTGTTGTAGTTATTTCAGTGCCAACTTCTTCATTTTCTAATACATATAGCACCGCCAATGCTACAGTTACAACTAGCGGAGCAAACACTATAATTACGTTTACAAGCAGCGGAACATATACAGGTTAACTATGTCAACTATTAGCGCAGGAAATACAACCACTACAGCTATTACCCAAACTGCAGACGCAACGGGTAATTTAATATTTACAGCTACATCCCAAATTGTGGATATGAGTAGCGTTACTGGCGCTGTTGTTGTCCCTGTTGGAACTACCGCACAAAGACCTGCAAGCGCAACGAATGGCGCTATTAGATATAACTCTACAACAAACGCCCTTGAAACTTATGCTACATCTTGGCAAGTTTTAAAAGCGGGGGCATATACAATTTCTTATCTCGTAGTTGCTGGAGGAGGCGGCTCTGGATATAGTAATGGCGGTGGAGGTGGAGCTGGTGGTTTACTTAGTGGTACAGCCACTTTAACTCCTTCTACTGTTTACACAATATATGTAGGGGCAGGGGGCGCTGGATCGGTTTCTGGAATTGGGGCAAATGGTACTAGTTCAAATATTACTGCTCTAAGCATTACTACAGTAGGTGGCGGTGGTAGTGGTGGTGGAACTGGACTAGCTGGTGGTTCTGGTGGTGGTGGTGGTAATGGTGGCACAGGTGGATCAGGAACCTCAGGCCAAGGAAATGCTGGCGGATCAGCGCCAAGTTCTGCTGGGCCTCAATATCCAACAGCGGGAGGGGGTGGAGCTGGCGCAGTTGGTGGTAGCGTATCAGGCAATCCTTCAACAGCAGCAAATGGAGGTGTTGGTTTAGCCAATCCAATTATTGGATCTACTGCTGGCGCAAACGTTGCTGGAACTTATTATTTAGCTGGCGGTGGCGGTGGCTGTACTGCTGCTGGTGGAACTGCTGGTACGGGTGGTTCAGGTGGTGGTGGAAACGGTAGCGTTGCTGCATCAGGTGGTACATCAGGAACAGCAAATACTGGTGGCGGAGCTGGAGGTAATGCAACTGGCGCAGCCTTATCTGGTGGATCAGGCGTTGTTGTTTTGTCTATCCCAACTGCACAATATTCAGGCACATACGCAAACGCTACGATTACCACATCAGGTGCTAATACAATTGTTACATTCACAACAAGCGGTACATACACGGCTTAACAAAGGAGATTTAAATGGGCCATTTTGCTAAAGTAAACAACGGTAAAGTCGAATCAGTCATTGTGGCTGACGCAGCTTTTTTTGATAATTTCGTAGATACAAGTCCTGGCACTTGGCTGCAAACTTCGTATAACACCCGTGGTGGTGTTCATTATGGTCAAGATGGTCAACCAGACGGTGGGGAAGCTCTTCGGGGTAACTATGCTGGAATTGGTTATACCTATGACCAAGCTAATGACGTATTCTATGCACCGCAACCTTTTCCAAGCTGGACTATTTCTGCTCCTACATGGATTTGGGAAGCTCCTGTGCCTTATCCTACAGACGGCAAAGTGTATACATGGGATGAAGCTACTCAATCTTGGGTTGCGGTAACTGTTTAATTAGGAATAAATATGACTACCATTATTAACGGCAGTTCTCCTTCTGTCACTTTTAGTGATGGCAGTACACAAAATACTTCCGCTG